GCAGCGCCACCGGGGACCGGTCGGCCAGCAGCGCCACCGGGGACCAGTCGGCCAGCAGCGCCACCGGGGACCGGTCGGCCAGCAGCGCCACCGGGGACCGGTCGGCCAGCAGCGCCACCGGGGACCGGTCGGCCAGCAGCGCCACCGGGGACCAGTCGGCCAGCAGCGCCACCGGGGACCAGTCGGCCAGCAGCGCCACGGGCATTGCTGCCGTGGCCCTCAATACCGGCAGATATGGCAAAGCGAAAGCGAGCGAAGGCGGCGCAATCGTCCTGTGCAATCACGGCGAAGACGGAAATCTGCGCCACATCCGCGCAAGCAAGGTCGGCGACAACGGGATCGAGCCGGACGTTTTCTACGTGCTGAGCGATGACGGCGAATTCATCAAGGCTGAATAAGGAGCGAGTCATGCAAATCAATCAAGACAAAATCGAGAAGGCCATCGTCGAAGAAGCGGTGGAGAACCTGACCAATGACGGTGGGATGATTAGCCGAATCAATAAGGCTGTGGATGCCCGGATCGACAAGCTGTTCAAAGACAGGGCAAACGTGCAGATCGACGCCGCCATCGACGATGCGATTCGCAACGGCTTCGACCGCGAATACTGCAAGGTGACGGCGTGGGGCGAGAAGGCGGGCGCCCCGACAACGATCCGCAAAGAGCTCGACAAGGTAATCGGCGATTACTGGAACGTGCGGGTGGATCAGAACGGCAAACCGGCTTCCAACAGCTACGGCACGTATGTCACCCGCGCGGAGTGGGTGATGTCCCGGATCGTCGCCGACGACTTCAACGCCCAGATGAAGCAGCACGTCGTGAATGTAGCCGGCGGGCTCAAAGACCACCTTCGGCGCTCGCTCCACGAGACGGTCAATGAGCTGCTATCCAACGCCTTCAAGGTCAAGAGCATTGACGACGCGACGCTTCAGCGTACCGGCGATGCCTACATTCAGCCCGCCGCCAAATAGAGCGTTACAGCAGGAGCGCAGTCATGCACACGCAGACCTGGCACCACATTCAAGCGCCCATCGAGGCGCCCGACGACAGCGAGCGCGAAGCCGCCCGCGAAGAGGCCGTCGAGACGATCAGCGGCGTCTTGTTCCGCGAGTACGTCAAGGACCCGGCCCGGCATCGCGACGCCCTCCAGTCGCTGGAATCCGCCAAATACGACGCGATCGAGGCAGCCTACTTCCAAGGCGCGCAGGCGTACTACGAAGCGGCGCAGCGGGCCGTGCTGCGCTACCTGAAGGATGCCGCCATCGAGCAGGCCAAGCGGGACGTCGACGCCATCGACCGCGAGGACGAAGGCCATTATGCCGCTGAACGGATGGAGCGCTGAGCCATGACGACAAAGCACACGCCGGGACCGTGGCGCGCATTTGAACATTCGTGGTGTGACACCAGCATTGTTGCGGATGGGTTCGACCATGGGATTTGCAGTTTAGATATCAACCATGCGACAGAGGAATCTCAAGAGGCTGACGCGGCACTGATGGCGGCCAACGCCCGCCTGATTGCTGCAGCCCCTGACCTCCTCGAATCCCTGCATGAGATCCGCGCCCTGGCGCACGACGACATTGCAGATCCGGACGACCGTGCAGTGCGTGGCCGAATCGTCGCGATGGCTCGTGACGCGATCAAGAAAGCCACCGGAGCCTGAGCCATGCAGATCGAAATCTCCTACCAAGACACCGACCTCGTGCTCGTCGGCAGCTACGTCAAGGCCGAGCGCCAGCACTTCAACCCGATGACCGGCGTCGGGCACCCCGGCTGCCCGTCCGAGTTCCAGATCGAGCGCGTCGAGCAGGACGACCACGACGTGACCGGCGATTACGGAAAGTACGGTCTGCTGCCGATGTTCGAGCAGATGGCGCTTGAGCAGATCGAGGGCTGAGCCATGAGCGCGCAAATCAAAACTGGTGGGCCGGCGTTTCCGCAAGCGCGCGTGACCGTGCTTGCGGAGGACGGAACTCCGAATGAATCGTGCGCCGTGAGCCACGACGGCGCGACGCTGCGCGACTACTTCGCCGCGAAAGCGATGGGTGTCGCTCTCCACCGCTGCAACATCGAATACGACGGTTTCAAGGTCGATTGGATGGCGAAGAAATCGTATGAGATCGCCGACGCCATGCTCGCCGCCCGCGAGGTGACGCCATGAGCATCCTCCATCTCGTCCTCCACTCGCTCCGCAAGGCCGCCCGCCGCCTGAAGGCCTCCGCCATCACCCGCCGCGAAGCCGACCTCGACTGGCAGCGCGAGCACGCCGACTCGCATCTAGCGAGCCAGGCCGCAGAGCTGAACGTCCTGCGCCGCCGGTTCGATCCGCGCTCGTCGGACGAGATCGTCCGCGACATCAGCCGGCGCGAGAAGGGATTCGCGTAAGCGCCCGCATCCAATCACCCCACCAAGGACAACGCAATGAGCACCGCAATTGCCAAGATCGCGCCGGCCAGCGTTCCAGCGCTGAAGATGAGCGAAGAGGAACTGACTACGGTCCTTCAAAGCTCGGTCTATCCCGGCGCCAAGCTTGAGAGCATCAAGATGGTTATCGGCGTCTGCCGCGCGTCTGGTAAGGATCCGCTGAAGAAGCCGTACCACATCGTCCCGATGCAAGTATCGATCGGCAAGAAGGACTCTCAGGGCTGGGACATCAAGGAATGGCGCGACGTCATCATGCCCGGAATCAACGATTACCGGACGGATGCTGCGCGTACCGGGCAGCACGCGGGGACGTCGGAGCCTGAATTCGGCCCGGATATCACCGAGACGCTGGATGGGGTCCAGATCACCTATCCGAAATGGTGCCGCGTCACCGTCAAGCGACAGCTCCCGTCCGGCCAGATCGTTGAGTTCTCCGCGGTTGAACTGTGGATTGAGAACTACGCGACCAAGAGCGCGAAGTCGTCCGCCCCCAACGCAATGTGGAAGAGGCGCCCCTATGCGCAGCTTGCGAAGTGCGCAGAGGCCCAAGCGTTGCGCAAGGGCTTCCCGGAGGTTGGCAGCCAACCCACCGCCGACGAGATGGAAGGCAAGGAAATCGACATGGGCGCGGCGGAAGTCGTGCACGGGACGCCCCGGCAAGATCCGCAGACCCTGCCCGCCTACCCCGAAGACCAGTTCGCCGAAAACCTCCCCGCATGGCTCGGCGCCATCGAGGCCGGGAAAGGTACGGCGGACCAGATGGTTGCGCGGCTCTCCACCAAATACACCCTGAGCGACGCGCAGAAGCACGCGCTGCGCAATCCCACGCAATCCGAACCGGCCGCCGATGTGATCGACGCCGACTTCGTTTCCGCCTACGAAGGAGCCGAATAAATGATCCGCATCACCCATCAAGTCGTCCAAGGGTCGCCTGAGTGGGACGCCCTGCGCGCGACCTGCTTCACCGCATCCGAGGCGCCGGCCATGGCTGGCGTGTCGAAGTATCAGTCGCGATCCGATCTGCTCAAGCAGAAGGCGACGGGCGTCAAGCCCGAGATCGACGAGCACACCCAGCGCCGCTTTGACGCCGGCCATGCGGCTGAAGCCGCTGCGCGCCCGATTGTCGAAGGGCGTATCGGCGACGAGCTTTTCCCCGTCACGATGTCGGTCGAAATCGACGGCCTGAAGCTGCTCGCCAGCCTGGACGGCATGACGATGCTCGGCGACGTGATCTGGGAAAACAAGCTGCTCAACGACGGCATTGTCGACGACATCGAGCAGGGCCAGATCCACGACCAGTACGCTTACCAGATCGAGCAGCAGCTGCTCGTGTCGGGTGCCGATCGCTGCTACTTCACGACCTCGGACGGCACGCCGGAAGGCACCTTCGGCATGTGGTATCAGTCGGTGCCCGAGGTGCGCGAGAGGCTGATCGCCGGCTGGAAGCAATTCGCCAAGGATCTCGCCGAGTACGTCCCGCAGTCCGCCGAAACCGAGAAGCCCATCGGCCACGCCCCCGAAACCCTGCCGGCGCTGCGCATCGAAGTCACCGGCATGGTGACCGCCTCGAACCTCGATGCGTTCAAGTCGCATGCACTGACCGTCTTCAAGGGCATCAAGACCGATTTGCAGACCGACGCCGACTTCGCCGACGCCGAGAAGACTGTGAAGTGGTGCAGCGAGGTCGAGGGCAAGCTCGAAGCCGCGAAGTCCCACGCGCTCA